AGAATGTACGGTCCCGAAGAAAAAGCCAAACTAGAACGTTTGATCAGTGAAGGTTCTAATGTGCTTCGTGAACTAGAAGATCTGCAAGAAGGTCTCAAAGAAACTGTTAAAGCTGTGGCAGAAGAACTGCAGATCAAACCCAGTATCATAAACAAGGCAATTCGAATTGCACACAAAGACAACTGGAAAGATCACGAACAAGAATGGAATGACATTGAAATGATTCTTGGTGTCACCAAGCGACTGCCTGAATGAATGCAATACTAAGTGGAACATTTAGCTGGATCCGAGAAGACTATCAAAGTCATAAACTTCGTTTTTGTCTTGAGGTCCTTGCTTGGGCTATATCTATTGGTTGTGCTATCACTATGGCCGCAACCGTGCCTACTCCTCCCCTTTTGGTCTTGTACCCCATTTGGATTACAGGTTGTGCTATATACGCTTGGTGCGCTTATAGTCGTCGTTCCTTTGGTATGCTGGCTAATTATATCTTGCTTACCACAATCGACACCGTTGGACTAGTAAGAATGATAATTAATTAAATAAACAGTAGATGGTACGCTGGGCCACAAACCGCACACTGGTATTTGCAAGCCGTAAATTGCATAGGAGAAAAATTTGAGTTACGTAGACGCTTTCTATAATCGAGAGCAGGATATGATCAATGTTGTCGAACGCAATGATAAAGGCGAACGACATTATAAAGAATACCCTGCCCGTCATATATTTTATTACCCAGATGCCAAGGGTAAATTCACAAGTATTTTTGGACAACCTCTTTCACGAGTAAGTTCTAAAAATGTCAAAGAACATCGAAAAGAACTTGCAATTCATTCAAACAAAAAACTGTTTGAAAGTGACATCAACCCAATCTATCGTTGTCTAGAAGACAATTATCTCAATGTTGATGCACCTAAGCTAAATGTAGCATGGTTTGACATTGAGGTAGACTTTGATCCAGAGCGTGGCTATGCTAGTCCGGAAGATGCGTTTATGCCAATTACTGCAATTGCTGTTTACCTACAATGGATGCAGACCATGATCTGTTTGGCAATTCCTCCTAAGACTCTGAGTATAGAAGAAGCTAAACGTCAGGTTGAGGAATTTCCTAACACCTATTTGTTCGATAACGAAGCAGATATGTTAGACATGTTCTTGGACCTAATACAAGATGCAGATGTACTAAGTGGTTGGAACTCAGAAGGCTTTGATATTCCATACACTGTTAATCGTGTTACCAAGGTCCTAAGCAAAGAAGATACAAGACGTTTTTGTTTGTGGAATCAGTTTCCCAAGAAGCGTGAATACGAAAAGTATGGCAAAGCCGCTGTCACATATGATCTTATAGGTCGTGTACACCTAGACAGTCTTGAACTTTATCGCAAGTACACCTATGAAGAACGCCATACCTATCGACTAGATGCTATCGGTGAAATGGAGATTGGGGAGAACAAGACTGTTTACGAAGGCACACTTGATCAATTGTACAACAATGACTTCCGTAGATTCATTGAATACAATAGACAAGACTGTATGTTGTTAGAAAAACTAGACAAGAAATTAAAGTTTCTAGCTCTTGCTAACACACTGGCACACGAGTGTACCGTATTGTTACAGACTACAATGGGTGCTGTGGCAGTAACAGAGCAGGCCATTATCAACGAAGCTCACAAGCGTGGAATGATTGTTCCTAATAGAATATCTCGAGAAGAAGGCTTTAGTAATCAAGCCGCTGGTGCTTATGTGGCTTATCCCAAAAAAGGCATTCACGAATGGATTGGCTCATTGGATATCAACTCACTGTATCCCTCTGCAATTAGAGCGTTGAACATGGGGCCGGAAACTATTGTGGGACAATTACGTCAAGATGGTACTAAAGATTATATTGCTGCCGAAATTGCCAAAGGTAAATCATTTGCATCAGCATGGGAGGGTATATTTGGATCATTAGAATATGCTGCTGTAGTAGAACGGAATGTTGGTCGAGAAATCGTCATTGACTGGGAAGATGGCGGAGTAGATACACTGAGTGCTGCTCAGGCATATGATCTAATTTTTGAAAGTAATCAGCCCTGGATGCTGAGTGCTAACGGTACAATCTTTACCTATGAGAAAGAAGGTATCATTCCCGGATTGTTAAAACGCTGGTATGCCGAACGTAAAGAAATGCAGGCCAAGTTAAAGGATTGTATTACAGCAGGGAACAAGATTGAAGAAGAGTATTGGGACAAGCGACAGTTAGTCAAGAAAATTAATTTGAACAGCCTGTATGGTGCTATTCTAAATCCGGGCTGTAGATTCTTTGATAATCGTATTGGTCAATCAACTACACTTACAGGTCGTGCCATTGCTCGTCATATGGCATCAAAAGTTAACGAAATTATAACCGGAGAGAATGATCATATAGGAAAAGCGATCATTTACGGTGACACAGACTCTTGTTACTTCTCAGCGTATGCCACGTTAAAGAAGGACATTGAGAAAGGGGCGATTCCTTGGAGTAAGGAATCAGTTGTTGAACTTTATGATACCATAGGAGAAACTGTCAATGGAACTTTCCCAAAATTTATGCAAGATGCGTTTCACTGCCCAAAAAGTAGGGGAGAGGTCATCAAAGCAGGTCGCGAGATTGTTGCTTCCAAAGGACTATTCATCACCAAGAAGCGATATGCAGTCCTTTACTATGACAAAGAAGGCAAGCGAGCAGACACTGGGGGTACTCCTGGCAAAATCAAAGCAATGGGACTTGATCTAAAAAGATCCGATACTCCTGTAGTAATTCAAGATTTTCTCAGCGAAGTTCTTACCAGAGTGCTTAATGGCGCAGGAAAAGAAGAAGTGTTAGAATATATTACTAATTTTCGCACTGAGTTCAAAACTCGACCAGGCTGGGAAAAGGGCAGTCCCAAACGTGCCAATAACATTTCTCAATATCGCGACAAAGAAAAAAAAGCAGGCAAGACCAATATGCCCGGACACGTTCGAGCAAGCCTTAACTGGAATACTTTGAAGCGTATGATGGATGACAAGTACTCTGTGGCTATTACAGATGGCGCAAAAGTTATTGTCTGCAAGGTCAAAGACAATCCTATGGGGTATACTTCAGTGGCCTACCCGGTAGATGAACTTAGACTGCCTCAATGGTTTAAGGACTTGCCTTTCAACGATGCTGAGATGGAAAATGCAGTTATCGATGAGAAGTTAGAAAATTTGATTGGAGTCTTAGAATGGGACATCAGTTCAACTCGCAGTGACAACACATTCGCAAAACTTTTTGACTTTGAGTAAATTGCGGTTGCTTTTTACTCTAGATCTAAATATAATCTTAATATACAGGAGAACTTTCAATGAAAGACATTTTACAAGATATCGTATCGCACACACAGAACCTAGGCTTTTTAACCACAGTTAAAGTCACCGGCGATCAAAATAAAACTGTGATCAACTCTATGGCTGATGACCGTTCAGTTATTATGGAAGCTGAAACTGCTGCACCGTATCCAGATATGATAGGTGTGTTTGGTATGCCGCAACTAAACAAATTGAAATATTTGTTAGACGGTGCTGAGTACAAAGAAAATGCCAAGATCAGTATTACTACCGCAGATCGCAATGGTGAAACAATTTTAACAGGATTGCACTTTGAAAACAAAGACGGCGACTTTAGAAACGACTATCGTTTTATGAACACAGAAGTTATCAACGAAAAGATGAAGACTGTCAAATTCCGTGGTGTCAAGTGGGACGTAGAAATTGAACCCACAGTCAGTGCTGTACAGCGTTTCAACTTCCAAGCAGGTGCCAACAACGAACATCCAACATTCTTGGCAAAAACTGATGGTGATAAATTAAAATTCATATTCGGTGATGCTAGTACACACGGCGGTGAGTTTATATTTGCCATGGGTGTAACTGGTAAATTAGATCGCGGTTGGACTTGGCCAGTGTTACCAATCTTGAGCATTCTCAAGATTGCAGATGTCAACAATACAAAGATGTCGTTGTCAAATGAAGGTGCTATTCAGATTACACTAGATAGCGGATTGGCAACTTACAAATATATCATTCCTGCACAAGCTGCCTGAATATGAAAAGACAACTTAATTTAACACCACTACAAAAAGACTATGCGGTATATCTACCTGCTATTAGTAGTTTTTATAGTACCTACATTGCTAAACAACGTTTAGAGAAATTTATTTCTGACGAACGTATCCCTAAAGGATTTGATCGTGGTATTGAAGGTATGAATTTCTTAAACGAAGAAGAAGGATACTTTACTTACAAGTATGGTTTGTATTCAGCAGGTCATGCACAATTAGATCTACAAAAAAGTCTTGTACAAGAGTCAATGATTCAACAGCGTGATCGCGGACGAACAATGATTCTAGGCGACTCAGGTGGATATCAGATCGGTAAAGGTGTTCTTAAGTTTGATTGGTTAGACTTTGAAGGTAAGAGTGCTAACGAAACACGTCAAAAGATTCTAGAATGGCTTGAACTTACAGCAGACTGGTCAATGATGTTAGACGTTCCGACTTGGGCTTGCGATCATATTCACTCGCCAAAGACTGGGTTAAAAACATTTGAAGACTGTCTAGACAAAACTCGCTTTAACAACGATTATTTCTTACAGAATCGTCTAGGTCAAACTAAATGGCTTAACGTATTGCAAGGTGGGGATTGGGATACTGCTGAAAAATGGTATCGAGGTGTTGTAGAGTTTAGTGATCCCAAAGGCAAGTATGCCGGCAAGGAAGCAGAAGGTTGGGCATTTGGTGGTGCTAATATGTGTAAGATGCCTATTACATTAAAACGCCTAATGACAATGCGTGAAGAAGGTATGCTGGATGGCAAGGACTGGATTCACTTCTTGGGTACTGCACAATTAGATTGGAGTTGCTACTTGACTCTAATTCAACGACAGCTACGTAAGCATATTAATGCTAATCTTACAATTAGTTTTGACTGTGCATCACCATTTATTGCTACTGCACACGGTCTTGTTTACACAAATTCACAACACACTAACAAGCGTTGGAGTGTTATTATGGACAAGGCTCCTGATAATAAAGCATTATCAGGACGCAACGATATTCCATTTCCGTTTGAAAGTGAGTTAGGTCGTAGACTAACCATGGAAGATATTGCATATTATGATTACGGTATTAGAAAGAGCAACCAAGAACTTAATGGTGAAAAATTTGATCATCTAAAACCCGAACACTATCATGTTGTACCTAGACTTAACAAGTTGGCTAAAATTCCCAATAAAACATCGTGGGATAGCTTTGCCTATGCTTTAATGATGGGACACAATGTTGAATGTCATATTGTTGCTGTACAACGTGCTCAGCAGTTGATGGATATCGAATGTGCTAGATTTAAACCAGACTGGAGAATAAAAGGAGTTGAGGGTAAAAAAGAAAAAGAATATAGCGATTGGGTTCCAAACAAAATATTATATTTCTCTACATTCATTGAAGAACTATTCAACACCAAGACTAAAGCAGAAGCATTTGATATGATTGACTCTGCACAATTATTCTTAAAGAGTCTAGAAGGTGCTAGACTACAGGGAGGTCCTGCAGACAACGTGTTTAACTCTTTATACACTATTGAAGATTTAGCACCTGTAAGAATTGGTCCAGACGGGTTGCCGTTGTTTGATCAACAAGACGACGATAATTTACGTTCGTTAGAGGAAGATATCAATAAGGAATAATTATGTACGAGAATAAAATTAAACATTTGGAAGAAGCACATCGTGTTTTGGATCAAAAAATTGATACTCTAGAAAAGAATGGCTTATTTGAAGATATTAAAATGCAAGAATTGAAGAAACAGAGGTTGCTTTTCAGAGACGAACTTGCTATACTAAGACGTAAGCAATGGGAACATGATCACGAAACTGTCGACTTTGATGACGAACGATGAAAAAATATATTTTAACACAGACTCAAATTAAAACATTAGCAGACATTGCTAAACGTTTTCCAGAGATTCCTCAATTTGAAATTGTTGAGGAAAGTTCTAGTGGCATTGGGCCTACCACAACAGTTCATTTTGAATTGCTAGGTAAGGAAGTTAAAGTTGATAATACTGATGTGAGTAACTGGTAATGAGTGACGAATTTGGCAGGTACGATGCTTTTACTAAACAGATGGAAGCACGTTTTCCAAAAATGTTTGCAGAACCCTATGGTGGGTTCAGCTGTGGTGAAGGATGGTGGCCAATTCTCGAAGCATTGTGTGGACAGATTCAGCATCATATTGATTGGAAGAACAAGCAGTCAGAAGTTGTGGCGCAGGTAACAGTTAATCAGATTAAAGAAAAATTCGGTGGACTACGTTTCTACTACAGTGGTGGAGATGATGTCATTGACGGTATGGTACGTATGGCAGAAAGCTGGGCGGCACATAGTTGTGAAGAATGTGGTGCCCTAGGAAAAATCCGAGGAGGTGGTTGGATTCGTACTCTATGTGATACACATGAAGCAGAGCGTCAACAACATATGAAAGAAAGGTTGGTAGAATGAAAAGAAATTACGAATCAGGCATAGCAGACAGTATTACATTCTTTACAGGTGTAGAGATTGAGCACACTCCTGCATATGGTATGAAAACTTTGTTTGTAACAGGTGTATACGATGCCTATGTAATCATGGAACTTGCTCGCAATCATCAATGTAAACATATCTACTTTGGTGCTAATCAAAGTTTTCCTAAACTAGAATTCAACAATGCTGAACAATGGCGCCTGTGGGAAGACATGATCTATGTCTGCCTAGATGCAGACGATGAATTTTGGTGTACACTGGATCTAGACCTAGCACAAGTAGAAGGTCTGATTGAAAGCGGCCTTGTTGAGAAGCGTCAGTTTATTCCGCAGATTTCGGTTAAACTGCCCTATTTACAACAGCTGGGGTATAATGCTACAATAAAGATAGACGACAAAGATTTTAAAGCAACTAATCCTGGAGTGTGGTGTCATAACCTCCACGACCTACTTGGTAGAGATCGTTTTACCAGTTGGGATCAATATGGCAAAGATGAGATCATCAAATAATGGGAACAAGCCAGTATGCCTCAACCGCAAAGTCAGTTAATCGATTGCAACGTGCAATGAATAACTCCTCTTCATTAAATAGATCAACAAGACAATATGTAGAAAAATCTCCTATGAAATTAACATTTAAACAAAAACTTAGAAACTGGCTAATGGATGACAGCGACGATTACAGTGGAAATGTTATTTCTGTTGACAGCGAAGGTCCCAACATTCAGTCACAGGGATTTCGATTAAATGTTTATGGTGCAGCTGGTGGAACTATTATTGAAACCACTAAGTATGATCGTCAAAAGGATGATCATCGACACAGTCTACACGTGGTCACCGACGACAAAGAGCTCGGAGAAGAGCTAGCAAAAATTATCACACTGGAAAGTTTAAGATGATTATTAAACAAGACATCCGTCCTAACAAAATGATATGGGTTACCTTTCGAAAAGAAGGTATTCATAAATATCCAGCAGCCGCAACAGATCCAAATTTAGCAACAGGAGATCAATATGATGTTTCGTTT